AAGCTTTGACACTTATAAGTCCATAACAATTACTGCATTTATTCGGTTGATCGCTTCTATAAACAATCCACCAGAACCACCAAATACATCTATTTTTGAACAACAAAAAAGCTCCCATAAAGGAAGCTTAGTGTCGCCAGTATTTAATTACATATTAATAATTTTATATTTGATTTTCCAAAATCAATATTTACTTCTTCGCTATCTGATATATCAGACAATGAAATCATGTTAATATTATTTCGCTTGATTGTAAAATTTAAACCTTCCATATTATCAAACACAATGTTTCCACCATCTTCAATGACAACTAATTCGTCCGTTTCAACGGTAGAAGAGTAGTCATTATTCTCGCATATTATAATAATATGTTTCTTTTCTTCGTAAGCATTTTCAAACTTTTTAACCAATCTTCTGCACATTAAATCCCTTTGCTTCATACACTTTCCTCCGATTTTGTCAATTATTTTTTACGAAATGTAGAAAAACACTTGCAAAACGTATCAAGAAAGCGTTATAATAGGTAATAACGTAAATACTTTATTAATACATCTTGTGGAGAGAATAGTTTACTTACTTGGCGGTGGGAAAACTATCCTCTCTATCTTTCTGTTTATAAATAATATATTATCACAAAATCGTTAAATTTTCAATGGCTATTAAACCACTATTTATAACTTCCTCATAAAGTGGAAGCGTTGATAATGTGTATATCTTTTATTTATAAGTAGTTGTTGTGTTTTCATATATCAAATATATCCGAAGGATTAGATAATGTAAAGAGAGTATCAATAACTTTAGCAATATTTTATATGTGAATTTACATTATATAGAAATATATTGGGTAAATTGTATAAAAATAGTTGCTTAACTCAGAGTCAATATGTACATAAACGCAAATATTAAATATAAATATGATTTTAGTATTGTGTAAAAATTTACTAGAGACAAATATATCCTAATTAATTATCTACCACTGTAGAATAATTGACCAAATCAATCGGTGATTCTATTCGCTTTTTAAATCGATTTATAGCAAATCATGTAGTAAACTTCACTACATTTATAACTATAGGGTTTAGAACACCCTCTATCTCATAGCTTATCGCATTTGAGAATGCTTTTCTCATTATTTGCAATGATCCATTTACGTCAGAATTAATTAAACTATTCGTATTCTGAAACAAACCTCTTTGTATACGTCTTGACTTATCATAGTTTTCTTTACATGGGATTTCTCCATCCAAGAAAGAAGTTCCAGAAGTATATGATTCCTCGTGTGTAATAAATTTAATTCCTACATCTATACATTTATAAGTTAATTGTTGTATAAATTGCTCATATGGTATCTCAACAAAATGCTGATTAACTTTTTTGCTCATTAAACTATTTTGTTTCCAGCCTTTGTTGTAACCGCATACTAACGTATCAATGTTATTTAATAAACAATAGTCAATAATATATTTACTAGAATTATGTAAGAAATTTTTAACCCTGTTATTTCTTTTAAAAGTAATTCCTTCAAGTTTCTTACTCCAATGATTATCATTTCTTTTTGCTAAATCAGATTGCAATTTTGCTCTTTGTTTATTATAATATTGGTTTATTGATTTGATTCCTTTGCCATTAATAATAATTGGTTGTAATCCAATATTATTTGTTAAAGTTACAAAGTTATCTACACCTAAGTCAATACTGGCTACCAATTCAGATGAAAAACCTTTTGGTATATCTGATATTTCAAGTTCTGTAACAATTTCCATTTTATAATTAGTTCCTATAGGTACAAATCTTACTTGAATAAGTCTCCCTTTTGCTTGCGTAAACCATTTTACAGTTTGTAATTTTCTAATCCTAAAATGAAGTTCATTTCCTTCAAAATAACAAGTATTATTTGGTATACACCATATATATCTACCATCTTTCTTTAAATATTTTGGCAACTTAGGCATACCTAAATACTTCTCCTTATTATTTTTCCAATCTTTTATACCTGCAAAATATGATTTCCAATTCTTATCTAACAATCGCAACGTACAATTAGCCTGTTGACTCATGGTAAGTTTATAATTTTCATGTGTTTTAAATTCTCTATTCATATCATAGTAATTAATATATTTTCCATTATTTATAAACTCCTGCCTTACAATATAATTAGCTTCATTATAAAGATTTTTTGAGTGAAAACACATTTCATCAATTACTTCCCATAATGGGTGAGACCTTCGTATAACTTGTATTTCAACTCTATTTACTTTCGTTTTAATTTCACCACCTTTTCTGCACATGGAAAGAGTGACTGTATTTCAAGCCACTCATGATTAATTCGTCTATTTACTTAATTTCAATCTTTGATTTAATAATTCCTCTTTTAATATTCTCGGGACATTTTCTTCAGCCCAATTTGTAAATACTGTCCAGAAATCCTCAGCACTAGTCTGATAAAGAGGTGATCCATGCATACTCTGAGCTGCATATTCTACAACTTGGTCTGGATCAAACCCATTATAGTAATGCATAGAATCGGTATCAATTCCTATTTGAGCCATATTTTTTCCTATGAGTTCATACGATGCAGAATCCAAAAACATATTTACTCTACGATAAACATTTGGATAGAATTCGGGATCTTTATAATATTGCTCATCAACAATTTCTCTTAGTTGTTTGGTTATTCTAACTGAAGCAGCCATAAGTGCCTTTTTAATCAATGGTTCAATCATAGCTTGAAGTTGCAACATAGTGCTAAATGTCTTAGCCATACTCCACCTATGCCTTTACGTTTCTAGCTGAAATATCATTCTTTAGCTTAATATTCTCGTTCCTTAATTCCTCGATGGCTTTATCTCTTACATCATCACCAATACCCGACTTCTGATAAGCTTTTAGAATAGCTTCTGGATTAAGCTTCTTAATTACTTTATCTAACTTCTTGACATCTAATTCCTGTGCTTTGGAATTGAGAGTGGATAGTAAATTAGATAACTGAACAGCAATCTCATCTAATGCTGAAGTTTGCTTATGTATAATCTGCTGCTTATTAAATTCAATTGTGCTGTTAATACTATCCATCACATAGTTGTACTGACTACGATTAAAATTATCAGCATAACAAGTATTTTCTACAAAAGTCTGATATTCGTTTAGATTTGCATATACATCCTCTAAGTCCGGCTGTTCAATATCTGTATATGAAATTATGAAGTTTGATATTAATGCAATATCAAAGAATAACGGTGAAAATGTGTTGTCCTCTAAATCCACTACGGTATCTGCTACACTATTTATAAAAGATAAACTTTCAACAATAGTTAACTGCTCCTTTACGTTTACTTCCTTGTCACGAAATGTTGTCTTAATCATATATTCTTTTCCTCCATTATTTTGATTTTGGGTATAAAAATAGATGGCTATTTGCCACCTTTACTTAATTAGTTTTACTAATTAATTTTAAATATTCATCATAGTACATCCACTTTAACTTAGTTCCATCCGTTAACATTCCAGCATAATTTCTATTATTTAAACAACACCCAGAAACACCTCTGATTTTATAGTGTTGTTCAGCATCTTTCATAGACTTAAATATTATTCCAGTTGTAATACAAATCACAGATTTAATATTAGTATCTCTCTTATAATCTTTTAACACATATTCATTAGAATCATCATAATAAGCCCATTGTAAACATATATTATTATACCTACCCGTAGAAAATAGTCTACCTTTACAACAAGCGCTAATATGAGCGTGTTGTATATTATAAAATTCTGCGGCTTCATTTATTGAATCAAAAATTTTGTTTGTAGTTAGACAAATTACTTTTTTAGATATAGGGCTATCTTTTCCTGATTTACCATACATAGCGTTTCCACTTCCAGAATGAGATTTACTTAATTTTAATAGAGTGTCTTTACTATGTTTTCCGTTGCTGTTTCCACCATTTGCAATATTATATCCATACTTTTTATCGTTTGATTTAAATTTATTAATTAAAAATCTTTCGCTTTCTTCTGCGATTTCTTTAGATATATTTTCTAATAGAATTATGTGATTAAAATTATTCCACCCGTATTTTTGTATTGCTCCATTTAATGATGTACACCCCTTATAACCTTTACCATTTTTCCATCTTTGATTAATCTTTTGAAATGTTATTCCAAAATATTTTTTATTATTAATTTTATTTTCATGACAATAAACTATATAATTATTCACTTATTTAACCTCTTTATACTTTCCACATACTCCTTCACTAATTTCTTCTTGAATTCTTCCTTCAATTGCTTTATTTAATATAGAACAATTACGTTTACTTCTAGTGCAAGTTACACACTTTTCTCGGAATTCATTAAGATGGCTGATAGTAGGAAATATCCCTATGTAATCAACTGGCTTTATTGTTATTTCAATTCGAGGATTTTCAGAATCATAATAGATTGCCTTAACCCTCTCGCATGTCGTATTGTCATCAAGCCATAATAGTTGTGTTTCTGTTATTGCATCCAATGGTAATTTAAAATAATTATTTGGATCTTGATCTGTTCTTTCAAAATAAAAAACACAGTCAATATAGAAATGTTGTGTTTTATTTGGAATAGAAGAGTATCCTTGTAGTTTAACTTGTTCTTCTACATACCTTTTAAATTGTTTTTTATAAGCCTTTGCTTCTACTGTTTCATACATCGTTACATTGGCGATAGGTGTGTTGCCTTTCCATGTAATAAATGTTCGTGGTTTTATGTAATGATTAACAGAAACCGGAATAGAGCTTACTAATTTTAATTCATTTGACATTATTCACTTCCTTAACTAGATTTTCCGTAAAAGCCGGAACAGTTTACAATATAATTTTGCGGTAATATATCTGATACTTTTCTTTCTGCTTTGTTATTACAAACAGGGCAGTCAACAACAGAAGAATATTCCTTCATGCTACAATTTACTTCAATTTCTTCACCACAACTACATTTATAAATATATTTAGGAATAAATCCTCACCTCCAAATCAAAGTTATAATTTATGTTGTTAATATAATGTTCCATATTTTATTTCTTAATAAGTCCTTATAATTATCATTAGTTTCAAACCAATAAGGAACAGCTAAATAGCTATACCCCTTTTTAAAAGCTATGTACTTTTTATATCTATCATATAATTTACGCTTTTTTAATTCGAATTCTGGTGTAGTATTATTTCGTTTAGCGTGTGATCTACTCCAACCAGTTATTTCAAAATGTTGTTGCCCTTGAACCTCACAGATAAGTTTTAATTCTGCTATTTCAATATCATAAGGCATCATGCTATTTTTAATTTTCTTCGGGTTTTGTGCAATTATGTTGCAATCATATTCATGTAGTAATGTAAATCCAAATTCTTCTTTTATAAAATTTTCTACCTTAGTTTGTATTCTGCTTTTATCTTGTTCTTGCGAACAATTTGGACATCTGAATTCGTGTTCTTTTGCTCTATATGGTTTAGTTTTATAGTCATCATGAATACCTTCTTGACACTTTAACCAAATATCACGACCGCTACCATAAGTAATTTCATATGGAGATAATTCGTTTTTATAAGACCACATTTCAATTACCTGCGGATACATATATCCTAACGAATCATTTTTATGTACTCTTTTACCACTACAATATGGACATCTACAACCTTGATTAAATGAATATGCTTTCAATTCATAACTACCATGATAATCATGTTCTTGACACTTAATCCATATTAATTGTCTTGATCCTTTACCGATATCATTTGGATTAATTTTATTTATTTCATAATCCCAATATTTATCTAAGAAATCACTTCCATATTCTTGTTTATTGAATTCTCCAAACGGTATAAAGCTTCTATTATTCGTTCCCATATTAATTCAATTCCTTTCATATTAATTATTACTTTTTAATCCATCCAGTATCGTAACTTCTCCACTTTGAAAATAATTTTAACGTAGGTTCTTTTTGAAAAACAAAAACAATTTTCTCATCATATCCACATTCAAGCCTTAATGGTTGAATTCCTTCAGAAATATAATAGTACACTTGTCTTGGATTTATCAGACGAACCTCGTCTTCTGGTGCAAGTTTCATTTTTTTATCTTGATTATCTATGATAAACATCCTCTCTATATTGAATTTGGCACAACGTAAAAAATAGGGAACATACAAAAATCACAAAAAGTGAATTGTATGTTCCCTATAATCAATACAATTCACTTTAAATAAGGCTAGGATGTTTCACCTAGCCTTCAATAATTTTATTTCTTTATAATAACTTTTTCTGCTTCAATAGGAGAAAATAGCATATTAATAAATGCTTCTTCTTCATGTACCTTTATTTTACCATCAGTATAATAAAATCCTTTTTCATCTTTGCCAGTTTCGTAAATCTTTCCAACAAAAATTCCTTCCGGTGGAACAGCAGGACAACTATATGTGATTTTCTTCATATAAATCCTCCTTATTCAATTGCACTCCAAGTCATCATGTTACCCTCACTATCTCCCATAACATCCCAAACTATTTGTAATGTTGCAATATTATCAACATCCATTGTAAGAGAAGCGTTACTTTGAGGTTTAACGTTATGTAATTTAAACTGTACAAAGTCATCACCTTGATCAGTACCTCTAAGGTTTGTGTCACCATAAATAACATAACCGCCAGGGAATGAAATATTATCTACAACAAATTTCTTTGCTGCTGTGTCCACAAAGTAATAACAAACAACATATCCATCAGTTGCAAAAGTAGTTGTAGTATTAAATGTTAAAGTCTGACCTGCAATAGAATATTTGTTTTCAGAAGTAGTAGTACCGACTGTCTGCTCAGCAATATGTGTTATTTTATCATCCTCTTTAACTTTGTATACTTGCAATGTTCCAACTTTTGGAGTTCCAACTAATGTAGCAGAACCACTTGTAACCTTTAAAATTTCTCTTTTCGCAAACGGCACAGTAGCACTTGAGAAGTTAGTACCAAATAACAAAGGAATTACTTCCATTGGAAATACTTCCATAGTGGTGGTAAATTGCCCCTCACGATTTGAGTCGAATCGAACAGCTTTAACGTTTTTGTTCATTGCAAATACTGAATCACTTGTAAATTCAAGCGAAGATGTCTTTGCATAATTTACATATAATACTGTTTTACTGGTTGTAGCGGAATCAATTCTTAAATTCGCACAATCTTTCAATGCATATAACATGTATAATCACCATTTAACCTTTCTTTTTTGTTTTATTGCAATAAAAAATGACTCGCTATTCACGAATCATTAATTGTTGATACCAATGATTTTTACCAGAAATATTTTTATCATCATGACTTATTAATGCTATTTGGAGGTTGTCACAATATCCCTTCCATCCAACTCTTGTCTTATAACAGTTCATTATTCTCCAAAGAGACCAATCTTTAATTACAGAAATAGGAATATGATAATCTCCACCGAATTCACATATGTTTAACATATCATAAAGATGTAACTCGTTTTTATTTTCGTCTCTCTGTCTACCTTCTTGAAGTTTTTTCCACACATCCTTTTGCCTATCAGACATGTTTTCCGGTGGTTTCTCTATTTTTATTTTTTGAGTTGCATTTATTTTTAATAATATATCGCTAATGTCGTTAAAATTATCGGCATTAATTATAAAATGATCATTTTTATTAAAAACTAGTTTTAAATATTTATTATCACTTGAAAGATATATAATTTCTGGCTTTGTAAACATATATAAAGATTCTGTTAGACAATTTGTCAGTCCCTTATCTTTTAAAATTATATCTTCAAATAGGTTTGTGTCGCCACTTACGACTCCACCAAAGCAATCTAAAGTTAGTTTATGTACGTACATTAATACATCGTAATTTTCTAGTCCATACTGTTTTATATCCATAAATGATGGTTGATATATTATCAAACCGTTATAATTAATAGGATCTTGTGTTACTAAATCTAAGTAATATTTTTTATCAAACATTTTAGTTATACACCACCCATCACTGAAACTCCGTATTTTTATATGTCACAGCGATACCTACATATTCACCATCATTATCCATTACAATATCGTCCATGGTTTCTAATGCAAGTTTGCCTATCCATCCTTCGCCCCTAGTGTCGTTAAGCAACCTATCTACACACTGAAGCATATAGTCGGTTCTGAGTTGGTTATATTTTGTAACAAATAAACTATCTGGACAAAATATATATAAAGTTACGTAAGATGCCTTATATACATTGCCACTAGGTAATTTCTTATATTTAAATCTCATAGTTATATAAGATTTATCAGTTGATAGTTTACCAGTTGTTTTTTGAAACGGATAAATCTGCTTAAACATTAAATTAGCTTTTTCTAACTCTGTAATAGTAGTATCTTTGAAGTAGTCAGCTTTATTTAACATACATTTAGCTAATTCATCATCCATAGCTAAACGATTCATAAATTCCATACGATTATCAGCAAGTGATTCAAAATTATTTTTTCCCATTCATCCACCTCCTACCACAATCCAACAATAGTGAATAGAATAGAAGATGAAAATCCGCTAACCATATCCATGCACTGTAATGTAAACTGACTACCCAACAAATTAGTAGCCTTACCTTCAACTTTAATTGTAGCAGTACCGTTGCCGTTATCTGTTAATACAACTTTTCCGATGTATGTGTTATTAATTGAATAAATCGGACTGGTGTTAGTAATCACTACTCCTAATTCATTGGTAACTGTAACGCTAAAAGTGTATGTAAGTCCTAGTTTTACTTCGTAGTTAGTAGTGTCGCTTGTAATAGTAACAATTCGTGTCGGCACTTCTGGATCAACTGGTTCTGGTTCTTCTATAGGTGTAAAATAATTACATATTCCTAGCTCAATATTATCAGTGGATTGCAATCTGTCTTCTTTAACAATTAATTCAATTAATCCATTATGAGATGTATTGTCTACCCCAATTACGATATAAGGTATGGGATTCTCTGTATTGTTATCCACAAAAAAACGTTTACCAGAACCACATAGAATAGTAGATTGATTGTAAGCTAGTAAAATTGACTTCTCGTTATTCCCTAATGTCATATATGAATTTTCTTCTTGACCTAATCGAGTTGACGACGTTATACATGGGTAGGAGAGTATTGCTCCGGTTGTTGGATGTTGGAATTTAAGAGTGTAGTTACACTCCTTTATTTTACCTTTTACATAAACTTCACTATCCGAATCTGCTTCAGTAATCAACCAATTTTTGGTATTCCACAAAATACTATCGCTTGCCGACACTGTTTCGTTTGGAAGGGTAGTAAAATCTTTTATAGTTGTGGTTTTTGTGTCGTTAATAATTAACTTTCTGTCAACTCCACCTATTTTTACATCTTTGCAAGAAAGCGATTGTGGAGCATTGCTTGATATTGTTTGTTTTAATCTATTAAGCTGACGTTCTCTTTGAGTGGTACCCATTAGATTAATTCGTTCTGCATATCTATCCACAAAATCACTTCCTTTCTGTAAAATATTTTTCATTTATATCTTTTAAAATACGGATGCATTTAAATACCTCTTTTCTACAAACCGAAGTAGAGTATTCTTCATCAATAAGATATTGCATCGTATTTAATACTGATATAAATTGTGGTTCATTTTTTAGTAAGTTTATTAGTTCTTTATTCCCTATTAGTTCTCTTTGGTAGCTTTCAAGATAAGATTTTAACGTAGATGAGTTTTCTTCTTTTAATGGTAATATTTTATAAGTTTTATCAATCAGAAAATCAAAATAACGACAAAAGCTTTCGTTTGGCAATAAACCATATTTTACTTCTATCATGATTTTAAATTCTCCCAATCTCCATTAATAAAAGAGTACTCATTCATTGCAGATTTCGCATGTTGACGACTAAGATTATATGTATTCTGTATAGCACGTAATAAATCGGCAGGAGAGAATACTTTAAAATCTTTTGTGCTTAATTGATTTCTTAAATTCTCAATATTATTAAGTGATGGTTTAAGCCAATATTCAACCATAATATCACTAAGAATATCAATTACCTCATCATCTACTACAAAATTAAACTTTTTTGCTGTATCATCTCTGTCTGCTAAGTTTTGT